TGGCTCCAGCTTCTGTAGGACCTGTAGGACCAGTAGCACCTGTAGGTCCTGTTGCTCCTGTGGCTCCAGCTTCTGTAGGACCTGTAGGACCAGTAGCACCTGTAGGTCCTGTTGGACCCGTAGGACCTGTTGGACCTGTAGCTCCTGTTGCACCTTTAGCACCCTCACTTATAGGTGTATGTACATGAGAAGCATGGGCCGATCCATCATAATAGAAAGTAACTGTAACATCTGAAGTTCTTGTAGTTTGAGCAAACATCTTAATAACAAGCCTATCTGTATCTAATATAGATATATCTGATGGTTGGGTTAGCGTACCTGAGTAAAGTGTTGCTGAAGCACCATTTACTTCATCTGAAGTAAAATTAGCCAAAAGTGTTTCATCACCTGCAAGATTTCTCTTGTATAAATAATTCTTTATAGTAGTAACAGAAGTATCATTATCTACACTTAAATACAGATAATTATGCCATGTCCCTGCGGGGATTGTCTGAATACCTGGAGAACCCATACTTGTAACCCATTGATAAACATCTCCAGAGGCATTATTTATTGGAACCTCACCATCTGAATTTTTGAGAGTTGCGGTACAAGTTTCCTCTACTCCTACTGGAACTGTTCTTCTCCATTTTTGATAATTAGCAATAACCCCATCAGCAACATCATGCCAATAAAAGTTTACCCCTACTGCTGCTTCACCTGTTGGTCCTGTGGGACCAGTTGGTCCAGTAGCACCTGTTGCTCCAGTAGCTCCTGTGGGTCCAGTACTTCCAGTTACCCCTGCTGTTCCTTGTTCACCCGTTGTGCCTGTTGGTCCCGTTGCTCCAGTAGGACCTGTATCTCCCGTTATTCCTGCTGTACCTTGCTCACCTGTTCCACCAGTAGGTCCTGTTGGTCCAGTTGGTCCTGTAGCTCCTGTTGGACCTGTTGCTCCTGTTAGTCCAGTTGGTCCTGTAGCTCCTGTTGGACCTGTTGCTCCAGTACTACCAGCAGTTCCTTGTTCACCCGTTCCTCCTGTAGCACCAGTTGGTCCTGTAGCTCCTGTTGGTCCTGTAGCTCCTGTCACACCTGCAGTTCCTTGTTCACCTGTGCCACCCGTTGCTCCTGTCGGTCCTGTTGGTCCAGTAGCACCAGCCTCTGTAGGACCAGTTGGTCCTGTTCCACCTGTTGGTCCAGTTGGACCTGTAGGACCTGTTGGACCTGTGTAACCTATGGCTGTATCAATAACATCTAATTCACCCGTAAATGGATTGAACGTATATTTTAAACTCATATCTTAGTAACAGTATCTAAGTTGTCGCTACCATCATAGGTAAGAGCCAACGTAGCCACCGTAGTACCTCCTGCACCTCCACTTTTGTATACGACACCCGTCAGATTAGAACCTGTCATAGTAAGGTCTAAATAATCGTAATTCTCAGGTACTAGCTTATTTAGTACGTCTGTTTGTAAATGTTTATCACCGTCTACTAAAGGGGATACTCTGTTACCAGAAGAATCAACAAAAGGAATAATCCCACTTGACGCTAAACCACTAAAAATAGCATTATAAAACTTCCTACCATTAGATAATCTAACAGATATAGGTCGCTTAGGGTCATCATTTAGCACTCTCACATCTATAGTGCCAGCTTTAAGGGTAGAGTAAATATCTTTTAAGATGTTTCCGTTTATTAGTTTCTTTAACCATGAAGGCTCTTTAACCTCTACCTCTTTTTGTAGGGGAATCTCTTTTAAATTAGAAACCTTGAACTCTTTAGGAAAGTCAGGGAATTTAGTAGGATTCTGAACAATAGTCTTAATTACCTCTGGTCTGTCCTTAACAGCCTCAGTTAAGTCTACAAACCCATCTTTTAAATCTTCTATTGACCTTTCAAATACTTCTGCTTGTTTCTCTATGCCTTCAGTAAGACCGCCTACACTACCAACTATTTTGTCAGTATCTAACTTAGTCTTTTCCTCTGCTTCTTTAAATATGTCATCAATAGCCTTCACAACACCTGAATTACCAGTTTTATCTGATTTCTCAATGCCATCAGCCATTTCTTCTATTTCGTTTAATAATTCTTCAGGGTTACTCATTTAAAACTCCTTAACTTACCTTTTACCTTCTCTAACAGATTAAGTGTTTTCTTTTCTACCTCTCTAGCTTCTTCAACAGCCTTGTCTTTTATTACTTCTCCCTTTTCAACAGCATTAGTTATAATATCTTCTGCTTCTTCCCTAGCTTTTATAATTTCTTCTACAACAGCTTTCTTTTCCTCTTTTAACTTGTTTGACTGTTCTTTCTCTTTCATCTTCTTCATTACCTTCTCAACAGTAACTTTCTTCTCAGGCTTAACACTCTTAGAAGCTATCACAGGAATTGTAGTGCATCTGCAATTAGGATGAGCAGGTGGTGAATCTAAATCACCAACACTTGTATTAAAACTCTTATTTAAAGGAACAACAACACCATCTAAGGGCAAACAAATCTCACAAGTTCTTTCATCTAATGCTGTTAGCCATTCTTTACCTGACACGAACTTAGATTGTTTGTATGCTTCAACAGATGCAAAGTTAGTTGCTCTCATTACTTCTGTCCTTGCTATTGTTTTAGCTCTACTTACTGTTGCAGAGGAATAAACATCTAAAATCCTATCTTTAAGCTGTGGTATGCCTTCTTCTGAATTAACACCCTCTATTAAGGTCTTTCTTATCTTTTCTAAAGTAACCTCATTTACGCTTTTTATAAATTCTAATCCACGAGTTTCTAAGAAGGCTCTTACTCTACTGGTTGATACATCAATGTTCTGTCTACTACCTAAGAAATCAAATGTATCCATCCCACTCTCAACAATAACAGCTTTAATAAAAGGCTCAAATATAGATTTCCACCTTCCTACCATAGTTCCTAGATTAAAGACAAACTCGTCAACCTTGCCCTTACGATAGTCTTTTCTCATATACTTTACTAATTCAAGATTGTTTAATACTTCCTTCTCCTGCTCTTTAAACAACTGTGTAAGCAACTCCATCATTTGTCGTTCTTGAATATCTGTCTTAACAATCATTGCCTTCCAATAAGCCTCTTTCTTATCTTTACTAAGTATTCCCTCTTTTATCTTTACTTCTTTGTCTTGTTCTTCCTTTAGATAAGTAACTAGCAATTTCTTCAAATCATGCTTCATACCTTTTTTAAACGCTTCTTCTCTTAATTTCCTTAATCTCTTATGTGGTATAGGTGCAGTAAACTTCCTAACACTACCATTCCTTTCAACTTCCATTTTAATAAATCCATCTGACTTCTCACTCTTTTTACCAAAGAACGCTTGTACCCTCTCACTTACAGCATTAAGAGGTTGTAATGTAAATGGCTTGTAAATAGTATCCCCACCCTCAACAGGCTCAAGATTCTCCATATCTCTTACTTCATTAGTAGTTAGCCACCCACTTGTTAATCCACTCTCATATACTTTTAGGTCTAGTTCTCTATCAGCAGGTGTTGGGTCTTTAAAGTCTAGGAATAAATCGCCATCTTCCCATTCAGACAATAAGAACTCATTTAGAGTAGATACAATCTGTACCATCTTAGGTTTAATAACTCTTTCAACAAACTGTCTTATTGTAGCTTCTGCATTAGCCCTATTAACATCTTCTGTTATACCTAAAGCAGACAAAGGAACTCTGAACGCTGCTAATATTTCATCTCTAACAAACTTCCTCTGTTCAAGGAATTGCATATCTCCCGGTGTCTGAGTAATCTTCTCAACTTTAAACCCACCTGATAAGAAAGCAATCTTGTGAGCATTCTGTCTTCTTTGGAACTTGGTACGCCACTCTGTCAAGAATCTCTTAATCTCAGCATCTTTCAATTTCTTGTCTGTAGTTAAAATAAGTCCAGGAACAGCAGAGTTGTAAAAGAATTGTCTAATCCAATCAGCACTAAACTCATTTATATCAATGGCTTGTGCTACAGCTTTAACTACACCCATTCCTCTATAGGCATCTTTAGGGTTTAAACTCTTGAATTGAACAATGTCTTTAGCATCAAAGTAAACAGCATTGATTTCATTACCACCTGGACAATACTTATATCCTTTTATAAAGTTGTTCTCTGATGGCACTATTTTCACCCAATCAGGTCTTAGAGGCCATAATTCTAAAATTCTACCTCCACCATCCCTTATCTTAGCCCAGTATGCCTCACCTGTTAATTCTTTATATGTTTGAGTAATATCTATTAACTGGCTAAAGGTCATAAAGTCATTAACATATTGTAAGAGGGATAATACTTCGTGTTCTGTTTCTTCTTTTATATCAGCCCCTTTGTTTACCTTCTTATAGAGTTTAATATCAATAGCAGATACTTCAGAGCTTATAGCTGTAATACAAGAGTAAACAAAGCTAGTATAAGCATTTAAGTAGTTCCTCGTGTTTGGTGCAGGAGGTACAGGCAAGTTTATTATATAAGGTGGCCTTTGTGCAGGCCTTTTAAGTTTAGCCATAAAATAAAATAGACGCATCTGCGTCTGTATTAACATTATACCACATTTATGAATGTTCGGTCAATGTTCAATAGAGGAATCGAGTATGTGCTTACCTAACTCTGGCAATACACAATTTCTTAACACCTGTCTCTTACCACTAATCTTGTAATTATCTAGATTAAAACCATGTTGCTTTTGTAATTGAGGTATTTGTGCTGTTCTTATCTTATCCTTCTTGAATTCTTTTTCTGGTATATCAAAGTTTGCCCAAAAGTAATGTCTCTGCAATACAGCAGTCGGTTCTATTAGTGGTTTGTAGTAGGGTTTAACATTCTCTACTACCCATTTACCCTTATGGTTGGCTTGTAGAAATAGTATTTCCTGCCATAACCTCATATCAGGGTACATTGGTTTAGTTCCCCTGTACCTTACACATATATTCTGTCTGAAACTTGAGTGGCTTTGACAAGGTGGGCTACTCCAAATGAAGTCAAACTTATCAAAATTCTCAAGTAAATACTGATGTGCGTCTGCAATTATTACTTCATCATCAGGGAAATGGTCTTTATACACATTCGCTATATCCTCTCTCGTCTCAACAGCAGTAACATCCCCTTTCCATAACTTCCTATTCCCGCCTATTCCTGCATACAAGTTTAATATTTTCATCCTATATAAAATCCTAACTTATTCTCATCATCCAAAAACGAATGTACCGCATACCTAAATGAATCTACGAAGTCATCCCTAACCTTTACTGGCTCATCTAATATCATATCACCTTTAACCTTCCACGAGTATGTCTGTAGTTCTTTTATACCATTAGCAGAGGACTTGGTAACATACAGCTTTCTACTCTTTATCTCATTTATACCTGCTCTAACACTATCTTTACCCTTAGTAGCAGCTATTACATTATAACCAGCATCTTCTAGCTCTTTTATCCTTGAGGGGTCTTCTGAATCAGGGTACATATAATCATCTTGTGATACTCCTAAATCTTTAAACTTGGCTATAAGTTCAGGTGTGGTCATGTGACTCTCATATATAAGCTCATTGACATAAATATCATCATCCTTCATTACAACCTCCGTTAATACTGTAGGGTGATTAAACCCGAAGTCTAATCCATACATCCTCTCCCCACCTTCAGGCATCTTATCTATCAATTCATAGTTGGTGAATATTCTAGCTTGTCTTACGCCTCTCATTCCAAGACCATAAATATTCCAATAGTTTAAGTCTAATGCCTTGAATCTCTCAATCTCTTTTACTACTTCTCTAGGCAAGAAAGGATTATCAAGATATGTGGATATGATAAGTTCGCAATCATCTCTCGTTAATACATGGTCATAAATCCAATGGAACTCATCCGAAGGGTTAAAGTCCATGAACACCTGAGTATTAGTACGCATATTAAGCTGTCTAAAGGCTTCTAATGTGAACTCATTACTCTCATTCATCCACAGGTAGTCTCGCCTTCTACTTCTAACCTTCTGTGGTTGGTCAAGACCAAAGAACTCTATCTCATTACCATGTAGGGTATAGATATTTGTTGTCTTACTGTGGTTATCTTCTGTATATAAGCCCTGCTCTCTTAGAATAGTGAAGAAGTCTCTCATAGCTGTAGCACGAAGCGAAGGCATATTATTTCTAACTATAGAGAAAGTCTTGCCAGTTACTTGCATAGCCTTCACTATCATAAGCTGTGCTAGAGAGTATGTTTTAGAGCTTCCTGTGCCTCCCTGGTTAACGCAAATACGCTTATTACATACATAGTTCTTCTGGAATACTACTGTGGAATTAAGATTTAGCTCCACGATTGCCTATTTATTACTCTGGCAACTTGGGATTTACTTATATCAAATACCTCAGTCAAATCTTTATAACTGTAATTGCCACTTTTATACAAATCCCTCATTTTATCCACTAGCAACCAGTTCAATTTGGCACTCACATTTAACTCACTATCTCTACCATAATTCCAATTTCTTTTACCAGATACCGACTTTGCTATCTTCTCCCTAGTTTCTACACTTCTCTTTCTACCAACTCCCTGTCCCTTTTTGGCGACACTTATCCTTCTTTTAGTTGCTTCACTACTCTTTAATCCTTTTCTACTTCTAGCATCTTTACATATATTAAATCCCCTAGTCTTTTCAAAAGGTCTTACCTTATCTAACCAGTATTGTTCTCTCTCTAATAAATTGCAGTTACTTACTTCTTCAAGTACCTCAAATATTAAATCACTTTCACCATACTTATTATAGTGATTCTGTAAATGTTTAGAATGGTGTTTATTTCCCCTTAAATCTCGTAAATGCTTTGCCCTTCTATCCGACCACTTGATAGCACTTCCTATATAAACTTTATTATTTATCTTACTCCTTATCTGATATATAACCATTTTAATTCTCTTTTGGCTCTGGTAGGTCTTTTGGAACACTACCGTTGAGTTCAAGTTCAGTTGCATCTTTTATAATCCTTACAATAACATTTTCTACAATTTGACCTTCGTGTTCAAATGTCTGCTTGGCTCTACCTTCTGTTCTATCAGCAACTTCCTTGTATTCTGGTAGGTTCTTCTTTGACTTCTTTACCCGTTCATAAGCGATAGACTCAGCCATAAACATCTGAGCTTCGGGTTTGTCATTAGTATAGTTTATAAATTGTTCGTTAGTTAGATTTTTAAAAAACTGCAACCAGTAACCAAATCTTTGTTCATTTCTAGGCCTACCATCACGACTAATATTCTGTGGATTGTCTTTAAACCCACCCTTTCCAGTAGGATTTCTAGGTTTATCATAAACTTGTTTTGAAGTTTGTTCACTCATACTATTCTTCTGTAATTTTTAAAATCATGTTTGTTTCTTCACCATGACTAGCAATCAACTGAGCTATTTTGTTCTTCTCATACTCCCCTATACTAAAGGTTAAAGTATAACTTCCGTCAACTTTAGGCCCATACACTTTAAAGCCATCACTCATTATTTTAATTTCTTCCATTCTTCCTCCAATTCCTCTAATTTATTACTCATAAACTCTTTCCTGTCCTTACTAAAAATCAAATCATCCTTATGTTCCATCAAATAATCAGCCCTGTAAGGAAACTCATATTGAAACCACATCCATGCTTCTGCTATATTCTTGTGCCACCAGTTGATATGGCAATGAAAACAGAGCAACTTTAGATTCTTTAACTCCCACCTTAAAGCGTATCCCTTACTCTTAGGGATTACATGACTACAATGAGCATTTGACTTATCCACACGCTTTCCACAATGTTGACAACGCATCTTGTCTCTTTTTCTAACTATCTTCTTACAAAGGTCGTCAAGTTTTTTTATGTCTTTTGTTCTTTGTGATTTCATTCTTTAATTCCTCTCTCCAATGTGGTATTTCTACACCTAGAGCTTTACTTATTTTTGAATTATCTAGTGTAGTATTTAAAGGAGTGTCTGCAACCAAATTGAATAATGATACTTGTACCGGTTCTACATCATCTACCAATTCTTTTGCCCAATCAAATCTTGAAGCACTACCAGAATTAACAATATTGTAAATCCCCTTTAACCCCTTATCTATAGCCTTTAAAGTCAATTCAACCACTAACCTAGTAGATGTAGGAGTTGCTATATCATCTGTTGTACCCATAGCCTTTCCTGTTTCCTTGTATCTTTTCATAAACCTGTATATGAAGTTTCTTTCACCGTCTCCATATAACCAAGATGTTCTTATTATCAAAGACTTAAATGCTAAAGCGAATAAATCACCACTTAACTTACTCTCTCCATACGCATTTATTGGATTAGTTTGAGCATCTTCTTTATAAGGTGCATCTTTACCATCAAACACAAGGTTGGTACTGAAATGTACTAAATTACAATTATACTTCTTACATACTTTCGTCATATTTAATACCCCTAAAGAGTTCACTTTACAACCTTCAGGGTTTTTCTCTGCTCCTTGCACATCATTATATGAGGCACAATTTATAACAACATCTGGTTTAATCCTATTAAATTCTTTATCAAGAGCTTCTACATCCATTATGTCCACATCAGAGCCTTCCACTCCTAGAACTTTTCTAAAGTGAGTGCCTAGTTGTCCTTTACTTCCTGTTATTAGATATTTCATTTATTAAATCCTTATACTCTTGTACTGACCTCTCAACTAACCAGTTATCATTTATATCTTTTAAGTTCTTCTTAACTTCTATTTCTCTTTGTTCCTTTGTTATTAGTCTATCAAAATCTTCGGGGAACTGAACTACAGGCATACCTAACGCCCACGCTGTTAATACTTTATTGTTTGATTTGAATTGTCCTCTATAGTTTACCTTACCTCTATCTCCTGGCAATAGTGCTAAATCGTGTCTTGACATCTCTGCATGAACGCCAGGATAAGTATATTTTACATAAGTAACAGGCAGTTCCTTTCCCTTTGGAGGGTAGTAATTCTTATTAGATATAACTGTCAAAGATAAATTCCTTCTAATAAGCTCGTCTAATGTATTATCTAAATAGGCTGTATTATGTAGATACCCACACCAAACAATACTTTCCACTTTATCGTTATGTGTTTTCTTCATGTAAGGCTCGTGTTCAGACATTTCAATTCTATCAGGTATACATAGAACTGGAACAGTCACGAATCTCTTTATATAATCTGCCAAAGCCTGAGTTGAGGTAACAACAGCATCAGCCAAAGCACAATATTTCATTACATCTCTACCACCTGTCCAATCTGGGTCGCATAAATCCATTATCTTTATCCCTTTGAATTGAGTCATCATCGCTTCCCAATATACCTTTTGGAATATCATTACATCGTATTCTTTACCGATCTTATATTCCTCTGCCCCTTCCCACGAATCATATAACCATCTAGCTCTAATTCTTGTAGAGCCTATGGTTCCTTTGGGTCTATTAGACTGCTTCTCAAAAGTAGCAAATCCAATTCTCATTTCATTTCTTCTTTCACAATCTCATCTATAACTTTAAGTCTTACAGAATCAATTTGTCTTTCAATCATTTTATATATATCCCCTTTTACTCTTTCTCCTATAGCAGTCTTTATCTTCCTAGCGTACACTTTTAGTAACTTTCTCTCTTTATCAGTCATTTAACTTTTTAAGTCTTTTATCAATAATATCTATAATTATTGTTTCAAACTCTATCTGTTTCTCACGATTGAGTAATTTTGTATCATTAGTATCAGAGGGTTCTATATCTAACTCTTTGGATTTGATATACTCCCTAACATCTTTTTCTACCTCAGCACCAATTTTAGATTGCAACGCAGAGGTTCGCATCTTTAGTAACTTTTTAGCCTCTATTTCCTTATCATTTAGGATTTCTTCTATTTCAGGCATATTCTAATATTCCTAATCCAATGAGATATTCTTCCCATTGCTTAGTAAAATTCTCCTTATTAAATTTATTACGAGCAAACTTTTTACCTTCTTGTCCAATTTTAACAGCTAAATCTGGTTCGTCTATAATCAATCTTTTAATTAGATTAGCTGTATATTCAGGACTGTCCATAACTCTAGGGTCTTTTATTCTAGCTTTGCTTGTTAGAAAGCCATTAACACCATCTATTATAAATGTATCAGCATCTTGATAAGGAGTTGTTACAATACAACAGCCTGATAACATAGCCTCAGTTCTAGCACGAGGCATAGGTGACTGCCAAGCAGGGTGAAAATATACAAGACTCCTACCTATAAAATCCCTATACTCATCAAAATTCTTAAACTTCTTATCAACACCAATCCATATAATAGGTACACCCATTTCTTTTAATAACCTAATAACTGTTCTTGGAAAGATTCTCCTATAAGCATTCTCCATTCCACCAGGAGATAGAGATATTATACATCTAGGTTCTTTGGGTAAATCCCACCACTCGTCTACTTCCATTCCATGAATAATGGTATGTCCGAATCCCCATTGTTTCCTCGCATCATGAGAATTAACAACCATGTGGTTATCACCAATCATATTCTTTATTATTGAAACAGTCTGTTCAGAAGTATATTTATCATGAAACGGAGTCATGTGATTTATAACTACCTTTGGAATGTCTGTTATAGTTTCGTTTAACTCTTTATATATTCTGCCTTTTGAAATTCTATCTCCTTTTTCAGGATTATAAATGGACTGTTGATCCACATGGAGAATAGCCAAATCATATTTACCAGGAGTATAAAAAGGAATCATATTACATTTATCAGAGAGGGGTCTGTGAACAGTTGCCCACTTCCTATATGGATTAGTAACCAAATCATAACTCTCTATAAAAGGGAGTTTAAATAGTTCTGCCTGGTGTCCCGTATGCCATGCTACGCCCACCACTTTAAGTTTCTTCTTATATTTTTTTGTCATTTATTTCTTCAAAAGTTCGCCACAATACTTACATCTCTGACGCTTATCTCCGTATATCTTTTGGTCGTCATCTTTGAAAGTATGTATTCTTTTCTCTACCTTACACATGGTAAAGACTTTTCTTTTGGTAGAACTACCACCTAATAGTGCCATATAATTTCCATAACAGCAGTTTAGCCCGTACCTTTTCGGGCTTTCTGCCAAATCTATTACTTGATTTAGCAAGGCTTTTAGCTTGTACTTCAGGGATAAGTTGGAAAGTAATACCATTCCTACTATATCTTGTTCTAACATCTTGACTCATACCACCATAGCAATCTATTCTCTCGTTGAACATTCCATATCTTACAAGGATAGATTTCCTAACAAAACTAAAGTTCTCAACAAATCCTTTAGTTACATCATCCTTCATTCCATATAACCATATACCTTCTGCATCATAACTATTTATAAAATTAGATACAGCGTTTAAAGCTACACCCATTCTCTCATCACAAAACATTATAAAATCACCTTCTGCTTCTATAATTCCTAGATTTCTTGCCTTTGCTAACGTATACTCGTCATGATTTTCAAATCTAATATACTTAAAAGGTATATCGGTTTTCTCCTTAAATGTCTTAACTACCTTCTCTGAACTCTTGTTACCACTATCTGCGACAATAATTTCTATATTAGGATAATCTTGTGCTACTAATTGAGCCAAGCATTGTATTAAAACTTTAGGTCTGTCAAATGTAGGAACTATTATAGAAACAAGATGGTCTTTTCCACCACACACCTGATAATATAAAGTACTAAACATTCTAGCCATTTTCTCAGGTTGTCTATTTTTAACTGTTTCCCACGCTTTTTGTCTAATCTTTTCTAAATAATCTCTATTCTCCATCATTTCTTTGAGTTCTGCCTTTAAGTCCTCAACATCAGAAGTATCACCATTGCGAACAACCATATTATCCCCGTTGTACAAATCGGGGACATGACCAATATTTCTAGTAAGTACGGGAGTTCCACACGACATAGCCTCAAGAATGGGCATAGTGCCAGATTCAAAATTATCGACACTATTACAAACATGGACAGCAGATTCATAATAAGTTTCCCTAAGTTCCTCATCAGAAATATTCTCCCTAAATTCTGTATCAGGGTTAATCTCCATTATCTGATTAAAGTAATCTCTTTTAGAAATTCTCCCAACAAGAACAAATTTATAACCTAGTTCCTTACAAGCCTGAGCTACTTCCCTTGCACCTTTCTTACCTTCAATCCTTCCAATGACCATACTTACAGTTGTACTATCTGTAAAATTATCATTGAACTTCCAATAGTGAATATCAATACATTGAGGAATTAGTCTTGCATAAGGAATCATTGAGTGAATAGTAGAGTTATGAACAACAATCTTTTTATAATCTTCTTGCCAATCCTTCTTATCTATATCATAAGGGTTGTGATGCCAGAGTATCTTTCTCTTTTCTCCCCACTTCTCAGGGAACATCTCTTTAAACTTCTCACCAGACTTCCAATAGGAAACATGAACAATATCAGCCGAATCCCACGCCTCAACAACATCTGCAACTTGGTCGGCAGAAGGTCTTTTAGGGTGGAATGGTAAAATCTTAATATCTAAATGAGGGGTATACTTCTTAATTACTTGTGCTAATCGATCTATGGCAGAATTGTTTTTATCACAAATGATAAGTACCTTCATAGCAATATAATTATTCTAGCACCTTTCTACACCAAAAGATAGGCTTATGGTATTCGGGGTTCTGGTCATTAGTAGTTCCTATTTGTTCAACTGAATCAAAACACTTACTTAATTCCTCTTTCCAATATTCAGGTTTAAACTTTGATTGCTTGGCATTTTCTTCAAATACCATGAGTTCTTTAGTTATATCAGGAATCCATTTAGGAAACCCCACATGAATATTCATAGATAAAAAGAGTGTTATATCAAATTCAAGCACACCCATAAAAGGCATACCTTTGGTAGTTAAATCAACAGATTTATAATCAACATTATGATACCCAAGATAGAAAGCCAAAGTTTGTGCTGCCTTAACTTGGTCTAGTAAATCTAAACCTAGCACTCTCCTAGCTCCTCTGCTAGAAGCATACATACAGAAAGCTCCTGAATTACACCCCACATCTAGTACATCTTTATCTTCAAAATCTATCTCATCTAGCTTCATAGCCTTAATTCGTTTACCTGTATTTCTAGGTTTACCTGTAAGTCCTATCGCATCTATGTCTTGGTAATGAGTCTTACCATACTTTCCGACTCTACTTATATAACTCTTAACTGCGTCATGGGTATTCTCTGTAAACCCGAATCCTTGTGGATCAATTAACTTCCCATCTATAAAATCATGAGGGCCTACCAATTCTTTATGTGCGTGTCTTATACAGAAATCTATTAAATCCTTCTTCGCTATTTCTTCAACTCTAGCAGGTACATCTCCATGATAAACATCACCTTTTAGATACTCTGTAAGCATTGCAGGATAGAGGTTTCCAGCCCTATTTACAGCAAATATACTGTAAACACGAGGGGCCTTCCCTTGCATCCACAACCAGTTCTGAATTGTTACCGCTTCCGTTAATTTACTTATCCTACCTATTTCTTCTGTCCTTTCCTCTGAGTATATTCTCCACTTACTGCCCCAATAATAACTGTCTAACTCCCCTGTCAATGGAGTGAAGAATATCTTTAAACACAAATCACTAGGCTCTCTACCATAATACTTTGCGACTTCGTGCAGTAAACTACCCCTATATACAAAACAGGTCTTGCCTCTATTATCAGGCTCTACAAAGTTTCTACCTTTTTCAAACGCTTCTTCTATTTTGCTTCCATCAAAGATTTGCATAATTTGTCAACCTTTCTAGCGATTACATCTATAGAGTAATTGTCCAACATAAACTGTCTATACTTCTTAGGCTCACACTCATCATTAAGAATACCCTCAACCTCATCAAGATAATCCCATACAAACGCATTTGGCCATTGTTCTTCTGCACCTCTATAATTAAATATAGCAGGTTTAAGCCCCTTACTCATTGCTTCCCCTACTGCTCTGGGCATACCCTCTGTTCCTGAACAATGTAAAAAGTAGGACTTATCTTCTAACCACCTATTCACATTATCACTCACTTCCTCGTAGTGATAGAACCCTAGAAGCCCAACTTTTGTCAATCTCCAGTTTATATAATTCATAGCATCTCTATTTATTATCGGCCCTACATGATAGAAATGATAGCCTTCGGGTGCGTTCTCTATAACTAGAGGAATTATCATTGCACCCTTTCTCCAATGAACTTCTGAAACTATTGCTACCTTCTTATTCTGTTCCCCTCTTTTTAGCTTGAACTTATCAGTATCTATACATAAAGGTATTACATGAATCTTATCTTTATGCAACCCACCTATCTCTTTTATAAAATAGTCTTTTAAATGTTCCCCATGAACTACCAGAGCAGAAACATTACTCCACTTAATACTTTTCACGCCTCCCTTATATAACTCCATTGCCGACAATCTTAAAACCAAAGGGCAATTTAATTTCTTCTTTGAATACTCCTCTGCTTCCCCATCTAAATGCTCTACCCAAACAACTTGAGCATCTCCTACACTAACAAACTTATGCCCTAGCTTCTTCAATCCTACATCTAATTTATCTATTCTATGCTTTCCTTCATGATTGTTTATGTATGCTATTCTCATAGATTAGTTTCACACCCTGTAGCATCAGCCAACGCTTGACTGTAGCCTTCTACATAAGGGCTTCTACCCTTTCCTCTGGTATTCCTAATACCACAATGAACAACAAATGTAGGGTTTTTTAGACAAGCTACTTTGAATCCGTCTTTCTGCAACTTTTCACAGAACCTTACATCCTCAGCTATATCAGTGAAGTCCTCATAGAAAGGCCCATACTTATCCCAAGTTTCCCTAGTTAGCATCCAATGATTGCCAGGACAAATGTCCATAATATAAATGTCCTCTCGTTCTTCCAGTATTTTATGAGTAGGATACCTACACCCTCCAAGTAACTTTACATCAGGATTATTAGCCAAAGCTGTCAGCATGGCTTCTAGCCACCCCTCGTTGAAGAATAAATCGTCATCCGCCCTAACAAGGTAATCCCATTCAACATCAATATTCTTTACCAACCTATTAACAGTTCTCATTTCCCCATCCCTCATACCATTCATAGTAAATAGTCTAAAGAGTCTATTATCTGTGTTCTTCTCCAGACTTTCAAACATCTGTTCTTTTAAATCTCTATCTGAATGAGCAGTTACTATTGCTATCATTTCAAAAATACGGCAAAGCCGTTCCTTAAAGGATATACAGTAAATGGTCGCATATTTACATTAGCCCAATTATGTACAAACCTTTCAACCTCACTACCCCTATGATTAGCGAAGTCTATATACTCGTTAAAGACAAGTATCCCACCCTCTTTTAATGCTTCCCAACATAAAGGAACATCTTTCTCTAACCTATCATAAGTGTAAAACCCATCAAGAAATATAAGGTCATATATACCATCATTTCCAACTAAATATCTGTTAGAATCACCTTTATAAAAGTAGAAGTTATCATGTTCAAAAGATGTTTGTTCTACATCAACCCCAACTACATGACAACCATTATCACAAAATACTTTGGTAGATATACCTTTCTCCACCCCTATCTCTAATACATCTTTTACATCATATTCCTTAATCAAGTCTTTTAAAGTTTTTCTATAATCACTTATAGCAGTCATTTTATAGCCTCCACCATATACCCAATATCCCTTATATTATCTCCATAACCCTGCTTCAAGGTTACTTTACTCATTCTCATACCTTCAGTCTTATACCAATCTCGTATAGTTTCACTTGTTCTTCTCTTAATATTAACGGTTTTGAAACCGTATCTAGGGAGTACACGCTGGAAATACTGAAGTGTATATCTCAGATAATCGTGAATATCATGTATAGGATATATGAATGGTACTGATATAAATAGCTTTTCATTTGTAATAAGTGATAAACTTTTTATCGTTTGAATAGGATTCCAAATATGTTCCATTGTTTCCATACAGAAAACGTAATCAGCCTTCATTTCCTCTACCTGTTCCTCTATGAAAGGTTTGTTTAAATCAACTTGGAAATCACACCCCCATTGCTCATCTATATCGGCGGTCTTATATTCTTTAGGCGTACCACTTATTTTAGGACTACCCTTGCTTCCATCTAATTCAATGGGAAACAACCAAGCTCTCGGTCTACCTGCACCCATATCTAATACAGTTTTTCCTGTTACATCTATTTTCTTTAGCCATATATTTAATTGTTCTCTGCTTTTACTCATAATTAAACATTAGTTGACCTGAAGAAATTACAGCATTAGTAACATTAAGAATATCCTCATGGGTCATATCAGCATAAAACGGAATACTAACTGTATGCTTATATGCTTTCTCTAACTTCTCTTTACTCCCAATTACAGGAGTATCTTCGTATGCCTCCATCATGTGCATTGGTTTATAATGTACACCACAAGCTATACCTTTATCCTTCATAGATTTAATAAATTTATTTCTATCTTTAACCCAAATTCTGTATAAATAATCACTCTCATTATTGTATCTGAATGATTTATTGTAGAAATTTCTAACTACTTCTTTATCTGCGTTAGTCTCGTCTAATCTTTCTAACTGGCTCATACACAAAGCCGCCTGAAGATTTGTATAATGTCTTTTATACCCAATCATAATAACTTCATAATCCCAACTATCCCTATACTTCTTACCTTGATTCCTACCATAAGTAGAAGCACTCTTTAACCACTCATACATCTTCTTATCATTAGTAAGTATTGCACCACCATCAGCAGAGCCAAGAGGTTTAGTAGGATAAAAGGATAGACAAACAACAGCATCTTTAGGATACTGCTTAAAACAACCTCTATAAAGCTCATGTGCTGAATCCCAGATATTAGTTCCATACAAATTATAATGAGTACCTACCCAATCTACATCATCTGTAAATACAGCAACCAAACCCGCTTCTTGAATGGCATTAGCGACCAAAGGAACTGTCATTGACGGAATACCTACAACGCCAGTCTGTCTTTCCATTGTCCATTGGGTAATTCTATGAAAGTAATCTAGTGATAAGAACAACGCTGAAGTACAACTATCAACTGCAACAGCATACTTACTACCAGCAAACTTTGCTAGTTTCTCCTCAAATTCAAATACAAGATTGCCAAGCCCAATCATTTTAGACCTTACTACATCTGCTACCGCTTGGGCATCATCCTCATTAAGAGGAAGTTTAATTAGTGGTATCATCTTTAGCCTCCAGTATGGCTTTTTTAATAACTATCTTAAATAAATAAAACGAGCCGAAAGTGAATATGTTAATTATATAATATATTAACAACTCCAACAAGGGTAAATCATGTTTTCTGTTACTTACTTTCATTCAAAAGCACCCCCTTAAATAAATCTAAATACTGCTTAACCATTCTTTCCTTTGACCAATCAAAACCTACTTCCCAAAGTTTAACTACATCATGTTGACCACCATAATCGTTAATCCAAAGCGGTTTACATCCACAAGCTAGGGCCTCAATTAAAGTATTAGGGCAAGGGTCAGCAAATGAAGGGAAAGCTATATAATCACAACTTCTCATTATAGTAGCAAGTTTCTCCCTATCTGATACTATTCCTAGATACTGCCAATCTTTATTTCTCTCTAAATCTAACATTCCAAACTCCCAATTAACCTTATCCCACAAATACTGTTGTTTGCTAAAGTTTCCAACAAAAGTCATTGTAGCTTCAGGATTATCAATCTTATAGTACCTAAATCTCTCAATAGCTTCTTCAACTCTTTTATTATGTTCACCCTTCCTGTAGTTACAGTATAAAAGGGATGGTTCACCAAACTTAGGTAACTTCTCCCCATCAACTTTAAATACTGAGGTGTTAATTCCGTTGTAGATTGTGTATCCTAGAACACCTAGCAGTCTACCTATTGTTCTGCTAATAAAATCAGATTGATAGATAACTAAATCCGACCTTTTAGCGTAATCACGCAATCTACTCCACCCTGTACCTCTATTACGCCAATCCTCTGGAACACCATCAACCCTAAAGGCTATCTTCTTACCTAGACTTATAGCCCTCTCAAACTCACTTCTAGGCACTAGAGTTGCTCCTGTTATAAAGAAAACATCGCACTCCTCTAAAGTGTCTACAACATCACTACAGGTTGCCAAAAAGTTCCTAGTGAACGAATGCCCACCACCAATTTTACCTTTTATGTTGTTAATTCCTCCAATATATATTTTCATAGTCCATATTTCATAAGTACAAGAAACCCAAAAATACCTATCATACCTAACATAAATCCTAATGTTATTAGTTTAATCATTTATAACCTCCAGAAATTTAATAACTGTTTTTAAGTGTGGTGTTAATTTTCCCCTCTCGTAACAGGAAATAGTCTTATTACTCACGCCTAATATTCTACTTAACCCCTGTTGGGTTATCCTATTTTCAACTCGATATTTCTTCATTTCTATTCCTATGTTTTTTAATATATCTATATATTTTTTCATAATATTAGTCCAAATCTATGCACTTTTGGAGAACTGACTTATCCCACGTCCTGGTTTATCCTCCTGTATTGAGTTTATTTTATTGTCTATTTTATCTAGCCAATATTTAGTATCTTTACCTTCACTCATTTCATAATATGACTTACTCATTTCTTTTCTTATCTCCTCCAATAACGCTGGGGTGTAGACTTTGGTTATCCAGTTCTTTATTTGTTCTGCATCAAAGTCTGATATTAACCAGCCAACCACTTCCTTTCTCTTTAACACCACATCATTACTTCTGTTTTCTTCAAACTTCTCTTTTAGCTTATTCATTTGGACACTCCTTATCAAATAACTTTAAACCAACCTCGTATGCTTGTTTATGAGTTAGTTTCTTACCATCAAGATAGAAGTTATCGTAGTGGTGAAAATGTCCTTTATTACAACGATACCAGTCATTGTCGTGCAAAAACTTTCTTATCTTTTTCTCTTTTATTTTATCTTCCATTGTTTTTATGAAGTTCATATATTCCTCCTATAATGTAGGGCTAGGCTTTTTAGCTTTCGCCCTAATTAGTTACTTGATTACTGCTTCTACTTCCTTTATTTTGTTGCATAGTTTACATTTGTATTGATAGTAAACTACTTCATTTCGTACCACATACTTTATATATTCGTATTCGTGGTTGCACATTTTACTCTCCTTTTTATTTTTCTCTGACTAATAAAATACCAGCCCAAGTTCCAAACACCATCCATATAAGACCAGTTATCATATAAAACCCATCTTCTAGTTCTGGAAAGGCTAAAGCCAATATAAAGGGTAGCCATGAACATAGTAATATTGTTCCTATTGTTTTATTCACTTAATAACACCTCCTAAAAAATATAAATACATTAAGTAAGCTATTAAGACTGTATGTATGCCTAGAATGATGTATATTTTATTTTGTTTCATATACCTTCCTCGCTATATTGTCTTCTCCTATAACCATTTTATAAGGTTTCTCGGTAGGCTTGTCATCAAACTCATGCCCACTAACATACTCAATATCATGTATCTCTGGAAAGTAAGGAACTCCCCTATCCTTCATAACATCTTTTATCGAAACTAAATTATCCTCTTTACCAACTATTCTATTATTTAAAATATGAACAGTCTTAGGTATCTCTATCAACCCATTTAGAAATTGACCTCCACGTCTTGTTAATAACCAATACCCTGTACCCTCTTTTTTACACTTGGCTATCAATGCGTGGTATCTTAGCTTTTGAAAGTTATTGTACTCACTCTTAGATAACTCCATTTCTTTTCTAGGATGTACTTTATTCTCACCCTTGATTACTACAGCACCTCTAAACTTAATTAGAGTTTTTATTATCCCCCTAGAGAGATTTTCCTTTCTAGGACTTATTGTCGATCCACAATGTGGACATATTTCTTTATTCATAATCTAATCGGTAGGGGTGAAGGGAACAACCGACAACCCCCACCAATCAGGCTATAAATCTATCTCGTCTAAATCTACCTTCTCTGTATTCTCATTACTAAAAGGGTCTTCACCTTCAAACAATGCCTCAAGATTTATTTTCCCATCATAAGCCTCTAATATCTCTTTAGATACTTTAGCCTTTGGTTCTGGCAAAACGCTATACTCAACATCTTTAGGCTTTGGTCCAGTTCTTGTCCTTGTAATAACAATATCGTAACCTGTAACATCTCCCCATGCTTTTGAATCATATAGCCCGTCTAAAGCGTACATAATACTAGATTGCTTTACTTCTAGTACCTGTACTTTCTCAATGTTATAGTTCCATACAACCATAGCAGCAAACATCCTCATTGCTGAGATTTGTTCATGACTAAATTTAGCATTAAATCTTAATCTTACTGGCTTACCACCAGGTCCTGATAATGTATTTCTAGGAACTATCTTTCCATCTGCTGATACCCAATATACATAGCCATTAACAGGTTCTGATAGAATCCTAATCTTATTAGGGCCATCCTCAAACTTCATATAATTACTTGCAGTAAACTTTTCGTGTCCTTCTGGTCTAAAACTCATTCTTTAACACCTCCTTACTTACTAACTTTTTACCTTTCTGACAATCCCAACAAGTGGGTTTCATTTTGTGTTTTTTACAATACATATACTGTTTCAGACTTATATACCCTCCACAAATATGACAGTATCTATCTAGGTTCATAATTCAGTTACCTCTACATCACATAAATCGTTACAATCAATCGCATCTCTTACTGCTATTGTTAAGTCTATAATTCTACCCAACTCATTGAATCCACCTGTATCGGTCACTTGTGCTGTTACAAATTGGTCGTTCTTCAAATTCTTTACTGTTACAAACGAACCCAAAGGTAAATCGTTGAAAGCAACTGTGAAAGCGTTATCATTCAAGGGTTCTCCATTTGCCATTATTAAATCCGGATGACATCCTACACAACCTTCTCTTGAGTAATAGGAAGCCTTACCCACCCAAGACGACTTTGCAATCGTTTCCACTTGCTCAGAGGACTTAATTTCCTGAGTGGGTTCCTTAATAGGTTCTTTAATTCCTAATAATATTCCTAATACAACTCCTATAGAAATCCCTATTACTAATATATTTAGTTTAGTTAATTTTACTTCGGGCTTCTTTATAATTGGTATCATATACAATCCTTACAAAAGTCTGATTCAGGCATTTTTATACCACCACATTCACAATGGTCATCTATAAGACTATTAAATTTAGTAACCGATTTGGAAAATTCCTCTACTGCGTTGGCGAGTTCTTCTTTGCCTTGCTTTCTGTAGAGCTTTGCGAGTTTTTCTGTTGAAGTCATTTTTGTTCCCTTCATTAAATATCTACTATGTATAGAATTATAGACTAAAAAAAATAATTGTCAAGTAGATGTCTGGTGCGGTATGCCTCGCACTCTTGTAGGGTTTTAAACTTTCGTTCCTACCGCCAAGCATATCGAATCAAACATCTACACATAATAGATTACACCTAGACGGATACATCGTCAAGAGCTAATCCATCAAACATTGAAAAATCGCCAACTTTTTTATCAACAAGGGATTTCTTATAATAGGGTTGGGAACGGAAATGTTTCAACATAATCTCTGCCATTTCTTTTCCTGTCTTAGCTTTTTTTAAAAGTAATCTTGTTTCTACCATATTTCCTCTTACCCCTTATAGCCCCCAGGGTGTGTGTGTTTTTGTATTTGGATGTATCCTCCCTTCCCTACCCTCCGCTTATTAGCCTATTATATTCCTAGTCGAGTTTCGACTGAGGTAAACTTATTCGTTAGCGTTTGGTTTAGGTTTAGGTGTGGCCTGAATCCGTAAGCCATTCAGGTGGCTACCCTTAGTCTTATTGACTAAATGTAGTCTAAAAACCTACCCAGTTTCTAAACTACATTCAACCAATAAAAAAAGTACCATTACTGGCACTCTATTGCGTTGTCTGATAGATTTTGGTATAATATATACATATTAGGGTAGTGTGAATTATACATCACATCTGAATTAGAGTCAAGATTTTTCTTGGCTCTTTTCAATTATATGATTAAGTACGCCCCAGCCGAAGCAGAGGCGTAGGTTCACAAGAGGCTTAACTCGCATTTTATAATTTGTCGAGATATAAAATACCTCTCGATATACCATATTTAGTATAACATAATTACCTCACCCATCCCTCCCCCACTCTCTCTTTTTATCCCTATAATTTCCCGAAATGCGATAGGTGTAAAGTTGAATAATTCCCGTACGGGAAATACAGGTCGCAATATGTTGCGGGAATTGATTATTCATTGTAGGTATAACCAGAGTGGGTAGGGAAGTGCTTATAATGGTCGGGGGAGTGATAGAAAAAGCCCCCCAATTTTGTTTTGAGGGGCTAGAGAGATCACCTCCTTCTATACCAGAGAGATAGCGTATCGACCAGTAACTCCGAACTTCTTATGTACAAAAAAGAAAAGTTGTTCAGGTACAGATGCGACACCGAGATGTTCTTCGCCGAAAGGGTCATCAGTGATGAAACTTCCGTTGCAGTAGTAGACGATATTATTGAAACGTTTACCTGTGTTGATTGAGTGGAAGTGGCTGAATAAGAAATGGGTTAGCTTGATTTTATTTCTGAAAGCATTAGCCCATCTCAAAGATTGTCTGCTAAATCCATAGTCCGGGAGGGAATAATACATTCTTATCATGTCACCATGACAAGCAAGAAACCCATGCCCCTGTATTTTGAATGTAGACTTCCAATCTTTTACATTTATATGCCACTTAATTCTTGGTTGCAGTTTTGTTGCTGCTTCTAGGGCTTTATACATTACAAAGTCCCAGTTCGTTGATTTAGAACTTGACCATTTAGAAGCATTCAGCTTTCCATGATTTCCTTTTTGGCAGTAGATTTCTACTTCCTCAAAGTTCTCCAAACAGGAATACAGAAACTCTGTCAGCTTTGGTAGACCAATACTAAATACTTGGTCTATTATCTTGGCTGATATGTGGTCTATTGCTTGTGCGGGGTAGATACTTTCGGCATCTATAATATCCCCATTCATAACAATGACCAATTTCTTAATAGGTCGGATACTTCGGTGTGCTTCCACGATACTCATCATTGAATCTCGTAATATTTCAAGTCTTTTTGCAAAGACCTTGTGGTTATAGGATTTTGTCTGCTTCCCGATATGACTGTCCGAGAACAGTAATACTGCTACCTCCTCACCTACAGCATCTTCGTAGACACTGACTTTAGGTAACTTGATAGGTGGAATACTCTCAATGGAGTCTGTTACCACCGCCAAAATCTTATCAGTTAGGTTTCCCTCATCTTCGTACTGTTTGATAATTCTTTTCTGGGTTCGCCCTTGAGCCTTTAAGCGTTTAATAATTTTCTCTGGATTTTCAACGTTCTTTGGAGCAATAGCTTTAGTCATTTTAGTCACCTTTCTTTTCTGCATAAGTGTGCAGAGTTGTGTTTTCCTTTGCCATTACTTCTAATAAGCAAAGGTTACGAAGTTTGTCTTCGGCCATAACAATTTGTACTTGTACTTCCTTCCCCTCGTCACGCAATCTGTAGAGCCTGTATAACTCATTTATTGCTTCCTGTAACATTTTACTCTCCTTTGGTCTGCTTATTTTCCAGACCTACTTATCTTTTTTCTCTGCATACTTATGCAAAGTTACATCTTTATTCTTTTTCTGTTGGTGTGTACAAATCTCGGAATTTGTCCTTCGCAAGAACGATTTGCGTCTCAACTTTCTTGCCCTCCTCCCTGAGTCTGTAAAGTTCATTTGTTGCCTCCTGTAAGATTTTGCTCTCCTTTTTTATGGGCTTCATTTTAAACCCTGAATAAGAGGCTTTACTGCCTAAAGTAAAACCCCCACTTTCAAAGTTTATTTCTTTCTTATAACATCTAATCTAGCTTTAAATTGAGCCAAAAATACTAATGCTATATTTACAATACCTGTAAGAACTGCACTATCAATTTCTAGTGGTGTTAGGTATTTAATAAGTTCTCCTATACCAAAAGAGATTAAAATATAAGCTGAAACTTTTACCTCTTTAGGTAATTTGTTTATAAATTTCTTAACCTTTTCTATCATTCACTCACACCCCTTTCATCAATCTATCTAAAATAATTTTAATAATTGCGTTTATATGTTCTGAAATTGTATAGTTACTAGATGCTACAAGTTCCCTAACTCTAATCTCTAACTCTTTTATTTCTTCTTTTGCCCTATCTAATTTACTTCCGATATTGTCTATTTCCTTTTGTTTGTTTTTAGCATCCTTTAGAGCCTCATCTCTACTTTCCTTATAATGTTTGACACTTTCCTTCAGTTCTTCTATCTCTTGTTTTAAATCATCTATTTCAGTATTTAAAAATGGGTCATCTAGTACATCTACCCATTCAATCTCTTTTCCTAGTGGGTCAATATATCCTGCATATCCATTAGTTCTATCTCTAGGTTTAGGAAATACTCCGAAGTGTAAATGAGGACCTGTTGAGTTACCTGTATTATCTGAGAACCCAACAATCTTTCCCGCTTCAATCTTATCTCCAACCTTTATATTAAACTTCTCAAGATGGGCATAAATAACACCACAACCGTCATTCTCTATCTTTACATAGTTCCCATAACCAAACTCATCAAAAGCTCGTTCAGTACACATACCATATATACATGAGTAAAGCTCACGACCATTAGGAATACCATAATCAATACCATTATGCCCCAGAAGACCATACCTAGCATACCAATCGGGATGTTCTCCGAATCCTTGTGTAAGATATCCATCGTCTTCAAATAAGTTCTTTCTTAATTTAATCATGGTTCAATACCAAGCTCTACCATTATCTTTATTTGTCTATCCATCATTATATCTACCTTTCTTTCTAGTCGTGAATCTCCTATTATCATATCTGCTCTTAGTTTAACACCTTTGTCTTGCATAGCACTAACTGTCATCTTTAAAGTAGTGAAAGCGATGGTAAAACTAACAATAACTCCTATAATAGCCAGCCAAAACTTTATTTCTCCTTTTGTAATTCCATCTATTAAACTCATAATGTTAAAAGAATTGCTGCCCCTCTATCTCCAGCAAATAATCTATCTATTTCAGATTGTGATAACGCTTTACTAAAAATAGCCAAATCATCTATCACTCCCCTTGTTGGATTGGTCTGGTCATACTGAGTGAAAACAGAAAACACAGTAGAGCCAGCAGAAGATGTTTGATAATTTCCAGTATCTCTTAATACTCCATCAAAATAAAGATGTATGGATGTTCCACTTTTAACACAAGTTATCATGTGGAATTTATTTGTTTCCAAATTACTAGGATATACATATGAAATATTATCATCAGCATTTCCAAATGTTATAGTCGTACTAGAACTTTGTATTGCTCTATAATATCTAGCATTATCTATTTCCAACACAAATATTCTCCAATCACTACTTCCTCCAACAACTGTAGGTTGCCACCAAAAGGTGACAGAAAAATCACTTGCAGTAGACAAACCAAAATCACTATTTATTTGAAGCTTATCAGGGTCAGCATCTTTTAATGCACCTTTTGCATATTTACCAGTGGTGTACGTTACAGCAGTATTAGCTAAAGTATTCCCTTCACCAGAGGAATCGTCAGTGTTATCTTCAAATCTGTAATAACCTTTCAAAGTAACATCGTCTATCAAACCAGTCTTATATAACTCCATTATATATTCTGTCCTACTATAAAACCGTCATAAGTATCTACTCCTGTTACCTTGAAAGCAAATAAATCTTTTTTATCTGCTGTCGTAGTAAGTGTTGGTGCTGCTCCACCTGCCCACTTAATCGTTGTAAACCATGTAACAGTTCTTGAACCTGTACCGTCTTGCAAAATAGATACATAGAATATTTGACCTGCTATTTCATTTGAAACTGCAATAGTTATATTGCCTGCGGGCATTGTTATATCGTGTGTATTACCTTTTTTCAAGTCTAGTGTAGATGTTGCTGCACCTGCTGGTGTATAAGTCTGTGGTGCTTGATAAACACCTGCCATGTGTTTCGTGTGATAATCTGCTTCTCCCAACGCTATTTGATCCGAAGCATTTACATTTGCGATATTCAGATATGTACCTGTTGCTGCAATTTCACCTGCAAAAGAATATGTATTATTCAAAAGCAATCCTTGTGCTGAATGAGAATCATACGCCTGATCGTTAGCCACCATATTATCTAGTTTAGCCTCTGTGATTGTATCTCCAGCTGTCCAAGTTACTGCTGTATAAGTTGTAGCCCCTAAGTTTGCCGCCATTTTTAAACCTCCTTTACTTTAAATTTAGAATTTCTTTTACCAAATTCCTTACCAATTAAATTCTCCTCAGCTATACTCATTGCCATTTTTGAAGGCAGTGTAGTATTAGCTCTAAAATCCCTAGTATCCTGTCCACAAGTACATTCAAAACCCAATTTCTCATCAATAGGAGAAATATTAACCGCCATACATCCTTTCCATTCTGAACCCGTATTCTCTGTTATATAGTGTAAATTACACCAATCGGATAGTTTTCTATCTTTAGCATGAACGTAAGCTATCTTTGATCCACATTCACCACAAGTAATAAGATATTTCTTCATTCCCTTTTCTTTAGCTCTAGGACACTCATACTTAGTAACTTTTAGATTCTTCTTCATTTCTACTATTTTCTCTTGACATTCACAATTAGCCCTATCTACAGGAACAAGTGAAATTATTATCTGCTTCTTAGAACCTTCTGAAGCACAAACTTTTCTTAATATCTTTTTACCCATAAAAATAACGCAGGGTTGAATCTGCGTCTATATATAATTATACCACATTTCAGATTCCAACAACATCAGTTCCTCCAACAGTTGATACACCAACTATAGCCCACACATCACTTTCAGTAGCAGTTATTTCTCTTAGGTACAGCTTTTGTGTGAATAAACCACCTGAGAAACTACCCTGTATTCTCATTAACCTGTAGTCAGTAGAAGTACCTAAATCTTGGTCTGTTACTTGAATTCTATCTCTTAATTGAATCTGAGGCAGTCCTTGTATAGTAAGTTTAATTTTCCTTGTAGGAGAAGAATACTTTTCTACTGTAACCTTTGCTAAATACGCTGCGAAAGAAGACGTATCTATTAAATCATTCTGAATAATGAATTGACTCTCATCAAATTTATTTATTGAACTTGCATCCTCATTAACTTCTAAAATCTCACCTACTACTATTGCTGGAGTCCCTCTTAACTGTAGGAAGTTTATATAAGCCTTACTAGCATTATTATTTGTAATAACTAATTTAGCATCTTGAGCAAACTTACTTGTAACGATAGATATATCACTTGTTATATCAGCACCACCACCGCCTGTTGCAGTAAATGCTGTATAATCTGTTGTGTCTGCAGGAGTTGTAATAGCAGAAGCAGGGTCTTCAAGATTAGCCCATACAGTTATACTCTCACCTGCCTCTATTTCTTCTTCCTGAACATCTGTCCATATAACTTGTAATGTCTGAACTTCTCTTGGGTTAGCTTTAACAATACACTTATTTATTAAAACAGTAGACTCATCATCTTCCCATAGTATAATATCTGAAGGATCAATATTCCAAACCTTTGTACCATAAGGTAAAAATTGAGGGGCACGTCTAGTTTCAAATCTTAAAACACCCTCCTCATCTTGATAGAACATTGCATCCTCTGCTTCACAGATTTGTCTTATCCTAGCTCCCGCTGTTTTATCTTTATCAAACCAAGCAAAACCTATCGTGTTAAGTCCTGTTTCTAAATCAAATTGAGTGACTCCAAATCCAACACTAGTTAAAATATCCTCAATAATCTCATCACTCCTTTTACCAGTATAAGTTCCAGCATCTACAGTATATTCGTCTAAATACTTGACATAATCTAAACACCCTATTGACACAGTTCTATTTCCTTTATTTTCTCTAGGAGTTCTTGTCAACCCTTTAAATATAGGGATTGTTACATTCCTACTCTCTATCCTTAATCCTATATGTGCATTTATAGGTCTATTAGGTATAAGAGCAGTTCCTATTGTTGCATTTTTATCAGGAGTAAATCTTAAAGTGCTATTATCTAAAACAATGTCCATTAAAGCTATAGAAATGCCACCTATGGGTTCTATCAACTGTCTGTCATATTCTATCCTTACTGCATTCTCAGTTTCATCAAAATATGTATAATAATCTGGCTCAGTTACAGCAGTTTCTTGACCTTGAATCAAATCAATCCCACCTACTACTGAAGTTCCTACCGTTGCAAAAGCAACAGTATCATCTTTAACACGCTTCCATGATATTTTTAAACTATGCCTTAAAACCCTGAACCATGAGGTTACAGCATTATCAAAGGCAGTCCATATTGCCAATGAACTTTTGCCCGAACCTAGCACTATAAAACCTCTGTAAAAATAATAACTAAGTCTTCCCTATATTCGTTACCTTTAGTATTGTATGCTCTTTGACTTATTTCCATTTGGCACTCGGTACTTGGGATTGCTAGATTAGTTTCAGTTGATTCAAAGTCTACTGTATCTTGTTTATCATATTCTGTCATTATATTTGCCACTTCTGTCTGTGTTAGCATCTCAAAAGATAGGACAAACTGTTCCTTTCTGTTCACAATATCCTTTTTAGTAGCACCTGATAAAGTATGAACAGTAGCCCCTACTTCTATTTGATTTCTAATAAGTTTAACAGGTCTTGGTAATGTTAAGTCGTTTACTATATAGCTCATATTAAAATACCTCCTCCTACAGGTTGAAAATACTCCTCAACAGTTTTATTCTGGCTTCTTGAAATCTCAACCAATTTCTTATATAAGGATTCGGCTATGTTTCTTTTCTCTATCTCTGATCCTGCAAACATCCCTACATAAACATTTAATGAAACATTACTTGTAGAAGAACCACTACCACCTTGTTTAAATGTAGGTATAACTTCCTCTCCACCATGAACTGTAGCTAGAACAGGCTTTCCTATTGGGCCTGGAACTATACCTCCAAATTGATGACTTGAACCTCCACCACTACTAGCCTTAGATGACATATTCAAAGCAGACTTGGCTTTTTCGTACAATTTCTGAAACCAATTAACTAAATTACTAACTGCATTAGAAACAATTTGTATTAGTGCTGTTAATTGTTCAAAATATGAAAACCCTGTCTTTTCTTTTACAAGTCTATCTAAAAGATTATAGAGTAAAGCAAACCCTGCTCCTGCTGCGATAAGGGGTGCTAACGCTATACCTACAGCGATTATAGAAGTAGCCAGAGAGTACATAGCTGGTACTAATGCTCCTACAATCATTCCAGCTAATATTCTAACAGCGTCTTGATTTTGTTTTAACCACTCAACCGCCAAATTTCCTTTTTCAGTTAAAACTATTAACCCACTAACAAATTGTGTAACTACAGGCAATAGTTCTTCTCCTATTGCTACTTTCAAATTAAAAACACTTGTTTTCAAAGCAGACATTTTACCATCAAAAGTTTCAGAGGCTTTCGCAGCATCTCCACTAAATATAGACGCTTCTTTTAAAATACCGTTATACAGAGCTAATCTCACACTAGCGTCACTCGTAACATTGCCTAGTTCAGAAGCAGATAACCCTGCCTCTTTTAAAATATTTGAAAGATTCTTAGTAATACCTGCGTTGTCTACCATTATAGAGTTCTGATTTTTTAAACCTTGCGTAGCTCCAACTATAGCCTGTCCAAACTCTAATGTACCTTGTCTATTAAATGCAGCAGAATCTTTAAAAGCGTTCATTAACTCAATCGCTTGGGGTAATGAAAAACCTGTAGCAAGTAAGTTCTTTAATCCATTAGCAGCATCCTTAACAGACATTAAACCATCAGTGGCAAGACTTTGAGCAGCCATAGTAGCCTCATTTGCACTGATATTAAACGATTCGGCAACAGATGTAATACCCAACATAGCCCTTTCGTACTCAGATGCAGCACTCACAATACTCTTTGTTGCATAGGCAAACCCAGCAACTAGAGCAAGATTGGCCAAACTAACCCCTCTTATAGCACTATCTATCTTTTGAGAGGACTTTGACAAAGTTCTTCCAGCACTCTGAAAACCAGTTGCCATTTTCTTCATACCACCAGAAAGTTGGTCTTTTAATTTTATTAGTACACTTATATCTATATTATTTTGCATTTTTTGTTGCCTTTTTTATACTATCAGACTCAATCTGGTTAATAGACGATATTACATTCAAGTTATTCCAATAGACATCTAATGGTTCTTCTTCAAACTCCTTTTGTGTCAGTCCAAAGGCTTTTCTGTACTCGTAATCTGTAACTACTTTCGTAGCCCACCTGTGGTCATCATCTAAATCTTTGTATTTAGCCCTCTTTGCATAACCTCTAAGGATATCTTTTATTGCTGAGATTCTGGCGTTACTGACCCCGCCGATAAAAAACCCAGTGCTTTAGTGATAACCTCTGGCGGTAAATCTTCTAAATCATCTTTAGATATATCTACCTGTTTACCATCTACACCAAGTCCCTTACCCTCGACAAAACTATCTCTTAAAAGTTTAATAGCGTCATCAACAGCTCCTAAGACCTCATCTTGTTTTAACTCTTGGATGTTAAGTGGGATAGAATCTAATACCTTTTTAAAGTCTTTTACTGTTAAAGCCTTAAACTTGATATAAGATTTCTCCCACCCTTTACCCAGAAAGTCTAGTTTAAATGTCTTTTCTAGTTTAAATTTACTCATTAGTAACTTACTACTTCATTAACTAAATCACACGTTGAAATTACGTTGTTTCCACCTGAAATATCATAATTAGCTCTGAAAGACAGTGTTTGTGAAACTATCTCATCTAAAGCATAATCTGGTTCCCATTCAAAGAAGTCTACTCTTGGCATTCTAATTGTTAAGCTAGGATTTGTTGCACCTGCACCGATTGTTGCATCAGTGTTTGTCAACTTAATTTCCATAGCTCTCTTAGTACCTGCGGTAAAGTATGTCTTCCAAGTTTCGTCTTCGTAATTAAGTTCAATTTCACCTTCTACTGTTAATTGTCTATTAAGTATATCCTCTGGTGAGGCTGTACCTAGTACGTCATCTAACATAAGATTCTTACTAACAGATAGTCTCAATCTCTTTACAGAAGTCGCTGTCGCTGCACCTAAACCTCCCAATGCTGAAGCCACCTTTAAAGCTAAATGCTTTTTAGTGAACTTATTCTCTGCTGTTATAGCAGGAACGGTATCATCTGAACCAACAGCAGGTAAAGCTAAGAATGAAGCAGTAAATCTTACTATCTCATCAAGCTCTACAAGTATCTCCATTGATTCAATCATTGTTAAGCTGTACATCTCAGTTGTATTTGGTTCTTCAACTAACAAAGCTAACGACTGATGTTGATTTGTCTCACTCACACTAAAAGAGTGTGTATAAGCCTCATCAGCAGGTCCTGCAGTTGAGCAAGTTCCTAGTAGGTTGTATAAAAACAACCCGAAAGAACTATCTCTTACTTCGGACTCTAAATCTCCACCAGCCCATCTTGTTGTGATAAAAGTATCATCAGAATCGGCTATAACACCAATCCCTGCAGATTCTCTTGCAATAGTTGCTTTATCATCAATAGAGAAAGACAAGTGAGGAACTAAATATGTAGGAGTAGCACCAGCACCTCTTGTACCTTCTTTTGCTATCCCTAGTTTTAATCTTCTACCTATATATTTGGTCATTCATTACACCACCTTTCAAAAAAATTAACTAACATCTCTACTAACTCTCACCTTTACAGTAATTTCAGCCATCAATAATTCTTGATCTGGCAATTCTCCCCAATTACTAGGGTGAGCTAATATGTTTAAAAAAGTATAACCAGCAGGTAAATCTATACCTATGGTTCTCGTTGTTGACCCTTTTTGGTCATCTTGGTCAAATGTATCTATAACTTCGTCTACTAATTCCTCTAAAGCCTCAAACGCTGTTTCAACTCCACCTGTCTTTGTTTCATAGAACATTCTTATTAAAAATGCGTAGGTTCTAACATTCTCTGTATTTGTTTCATAATCTGCACTGTTGTCGCTAGGTACAACATACCCAGCAGGGTATCCCCCAAACTCTAGTTTAGGGTATGAGTAAACCTCTTGCAGTTTAGTATTATTATCTAGCAAGTCTGCTATTTGTGGTCTCAAAGTTTTGAAGCTCATAATCCTCCTAACCCATCTCTGATAGTTGTTTCTACATGAGTAACAAACGGTGGCTTACTACCATATAGTTTCCTTTCAGCAATATCAGCACCCCATCTTAAAAATGGTCTGCCTTTCATAAATCTGGTACCTTCATGCACAAATATAGAATAAAACGTGTGAGGACCTATCCTAGCCTCTAAATTGCCTATATTAGTTGCAATACTGCCTCTCATAAGCCCTGTATCTACTGGTGACTTAATCTTTGATTCTCTTTCTATACCAAAAGCGAATCGTTCTATTTCTTTTTGGAAATTGAACCCATCAGCTATATCTTTAAATGCTTTACCTACTCTTTTAAATGTTGGTCTTGCTGTTATTGTAAATTTACTCATTTGATTCCTCTATTAAACATTCCAGATGCTGATTAGCACCATAATCCATTTTAGCAATCTCTCTAACGATATAATTGATTCCATTCTCGTCTGTTATTCTATCCCCTTCTTGTATATCCTCATCAACATCAAACCAAGCAAAATATCCTTTATCTGTAAGAATATCTACAGCTTGAGCTGATTGTCTGTCTAGTGGCTGTAAAGCACAATCTACAGTCGCTGTAGCCATAAATGCCTTCTTATAACCTGAAACGGTTTTGTATCTTCTAACCACTATATCTTTATCAAAGAACCTTCTAATTCCCATCAGTTTCTAAGACCTCCCATGCTTACCCTCGCATACTTATCAAGAATAGAAGCTATCTCCGTATTCTCATTGACAAACTTGCGATAAGTTACAGCATAGTTTCCTAGCTTCTCTGATTGTACTGAGGGGTCTGCTTTCCTTCTATTCCACATTACAGAACAGAGTTTCCAACAGGCATATTCAACATCACCAGCAGTAGTATCTGCTAGGAATGTAGTAGCGTTATCAAAATCAAAACCTGCTGTATAAGTAATCTTATAATGTTGAGGATAATTCTGGAACCTCATTCCCTTTATATATTCAACTATTCCAGATTCCTCATCTACAAAGTAATCTTCACTATCTATGGATGACCAGTCGTCTTCATTACTAACAGAGTTTCTTCTTGATAGACTAAATGTTTCACCTGATATAACAGGGTATTGCTTTAATCTAACAAACTCAGAACCATCACCGTCATATACCTCATCAGTATATGTTGTTTTCATAAACCTTCTCTGGCAATAGTTTTCAATAAACTCTGTTGAAGTTTCAATAAATATATCTATAACAGTATTATCTGTCGCAGATAAATTCTTCAACTCTAAAAAGTCTATTACTCTATCCCTTGTGGTAAGGGCGTATGTTTTATCTACAGCCATTATTTAATTCTGTATCCTTTCCTTCTTTTAGCAACCATCATCTTATTCTTACCAGTAAATAATTTAGCTTTACCGCTATCAATAAGACCATGAGCAATGTTATTTCCCACGACTATTACATCACCTTTGTTACCTAGTTTATTATCTTTTAATATTTTTACTCTTTGCATATACCTCCAAACTTGTATCTACGTTATAGACACAACCCCGAAGGGAAGGGTGAAGTTCCCACTACCTTATTTAATTCGTGTAGCAGTCCTCCTCAAGCCACCCTTATGGCATCTCTACTTTAAAGTAGAATTTATCCGTTTATCAACTTAGCGAACGCACCAGTTAAGATAACTTCACCGTCAACCCTAATCTTGGTCTTGATTTCCATAGAGTCTCTCCTCCATGCGTCTCCACCTTCTAATGTGGTCATAACAGTTAGTTGCTGTCTATCACCAATTATGTAGTAGGAGAAATCACCAAAGACTAGCTGATTGTGTGCCAAATCGTTTTGTTCAAACAATCTGTATCCATACAATCTCTCTACCATGTCATTGTCAGGTTGCCCTGGTGACCAAATGTAAAGATTGTTAGAATCTTTAATCCTTCTCAAAGCTTTAATCATGTTATTAGGTGCTACGAATGCAGCCCTCTTAGAGTTCCTGATTGTTTGAGGAACTGAATGAATAAGGTCTATGATATGGTCAAAGTTTATTGCACCACCACCATTTACTGCTGTACCAAGCGAACCCATCAATCCTGTTGGTTGGGCTGTTCCACTACCTGTGAAATAAGCTTTGTCCTCAGTTGCTCCGATAACCTCAGCAAATAATTCAATAATGAATCTTACAATATCAATATTTGCATCAGCAATTAACTCCTGTGTTACAGGTAGTAAACATACTAATTTATAAGGTGTAAGTTCAATCTGACCAAATTCTGCTGAAGATGTAGTTTTAGATGCGTACTCTGCGGTCCAGTATGCTGCCGGTTTAGCTTCTAAAGAGTTCAACTTCAAGGAATCGGTACTCATAGGAATTATTCTTGCCAATTTTCTCATTACTGAGTAGTCGGGTAAGATTCTCCAAATTTCAGCTTTTAGTTCTTCAGGAACTAGATAACCACCATCTGCGGCAGTACCTTCGTTAAGAGCTTTAAATACTCTCCTAGCTTCATCATCCTCCTTATAGAATACAAGGGATTTGAAGAAGGTAACGATTTTATCTTCCTTAGAAAGATTCTTTACATCTGAAGGGAATCTAATCCCTGCAAATCCAGAACTCTTGCTAAATAGCTTACTTTTGATTTCTTGCGTGTCCGAATCATTAAGACCTTTTGCATTCTTAATTGCTGAAACAACTCTGTCTGCGAATTTTTCTACTGCTTCTTCGCTAACAACAGTTTCAACCTCTGCAGGTTTTTCTGTTTCTGCGGGGACAACTTCTATTTCAGGGGCATCAACTTTAGGTTCTTCAACCACTTCTGTTGCTTCCTCTGCTTCTATTTCTTTCATAAGTGCTTTTAATTCTTCTTTTGTCATATTTTATTTATTTTTCACCTGCTTTCTGTTTTTAATTATCTCCCTTACTTGTTTCTTCATTTCTTTTCTTTCTGCTCTAACTTCGTTTCTCAACGACCTTAGTGTGTATTTTAGATAAGCCATAGATTCTTCCTCAAATGAAGCTTCTATTTCCTCACTAAACTTATTAAGTATTTGTTCTTCAACCATTCTAAATTCTGGTATAGGCTTATCAAACTGTGCATAGTGTTTCTTTAAGTGTTTATATATACCTTTCTTATCTTCATCAGGTACATTAGCACCACCTCTAGCTCCAAGTAATGAAGCCATTGCAGCTGCTACACCTCTCCAATTAGTAACAAGTTTTCCACCTCTAATATCATGATGTGGTAATTTGTAAGACCTTAATTTCTCCATACTTTCTTTGTCATACCAAGTAAATGCTCTCTTATACTTATTGAAATTCCCATCAGCCCACTCCTTAACTCTTTTCTTAGACTCATTAGCATTCCAACTAGCAGAGTCGGGTAAAGTATCATAAGCTCTAAAAGGAACTACAGCTTTTTCTTCTGCAACTTCTTCCCATTCTAAAGACTTAATACCAGCTTCTCTTAGAACAACCCTTGCTCTAGGATTAGCAGGAACAGCTACTAAAGAAATCTCTAGTAACTCCGACCTAGTAATTGTATTACCATTTCTCTCAAGTGGTATAAAACCAACTGAGAAAGCATTTAAAAACCCATCTTTGACTTTCCTATGTAGCTCTTTAGCGAAAGGGTCTTTTAAATCAAACTTAGGTTGGAACATGAGTCGCTTTCTATTGCCTTCACCTTCAAACCAAATTCGTTCTACCTTTCCTATTGGTGCCCTATACTCCCTTACATTATGTCCCCATAAGAGTTGTGGATTCATTTCAAAGTTCTTTAAATCCCAACCTTCAGGGTCTATTGAATCACCTTCTCTATCTACTATGCCATCAGAAGCTACAGCTGCCTGTATAACTCCATCTTTAGCATCGGATTTTTCAATAAAGGCTTTTGCTATCAATTTATCACTCACGCTATCAACCTCCTTTAAGAGTAAATTATTATTATCTTTTTTCACTTGTTGGAATAGATAAGTAGACGCAAATCAACCCTATCTACTCCAAGAAACAAAAAAAGACCTAAAAACAAAGCAAATGCTCTGGTTTTAAGCCTCTTATAAGGACTCTGTTAAGCTGTACGCTTTTATTCAATTATAAATACAAACCTTTTCAGGCCTGTATTATTATTTTATCACTTTAGACCCTTGAGTGTCAATAGTTTTTGTCACTTGAGGCATTAAAGTGATAGAAAATATCATCTTACATCTCTTACATTTATGTTTAGCGTGGAAGGTAGTATTAACGGAATAGGAAACATTCTTTAATACTGTTTGGCCACAATATGGACATTTAATATCTGTATTCAAATCTTTACACCTTCTACAAGTAAGATATACTCTGGTGTATCTTCTTTACCTTCTACCCATTTCTTATCAATCCAGTTAAACCGAGTGATAGTTTTTATATCTATTAGTCCTCTGTACCTACTTCTGATTATAGCTTCAGTAAATATTCTAACATGGCTTGGGTCTTTAAATGAAGGCACTGAGAATATTATCTTTTGACCACTAGGTATCCTTGTAATAATTGCATAATCATCAGCGTGTTCTAGGACTTCAGTACATATAAAATAATCAAAATTACCAAAAGATGTATAGTCTACCTTTGTGGCATCTTCTACCCAAACATCACCAGCTAGACCGCTTATTGTTTTTGCACTAAAATCAAAACCACAATACTGTTCAGGTTTTAAAAATGTGGATAATTCAGCTAATCCACACCCAATATCTAAAACATCTCTCTTTCCCACCATATTTGCTATCTTTTCATATATAGCATTATACCTACTCATGTCAGTGTTTTCTTCAAATAGCTTATCATAATACTCAGAACCCTTATAAGTAGGACTTCTATCAAACAAGATTTTACTATTATCAGCACCTACAGCAAACTCTATCCATCTCTTTCTGTTTATCGGTCCAGTCATCTCAGCCATTAACTCAATAGCTTCTCTAAAGTTGGTGTTTATCTTTAAAGCCTGTAAACAAGCATCTCTAGCCAACTCTCCTTGCTGTGAGTACCAGTAAGCGTAAGCTAGTCTAAAATATGCCTCTGATTTCTCTACTGCCCACTTACTCACCTTTATATATTTCTTATACCACTTAATAGCCTTTTTCCAATCTTTCTTATAAATATACTCTCTGGCTAGATAAAACTTCTCTCTAACACAGTCAGGATTCTCTTTACAGACTTTAGTCAGTATTCTCAAAGCTCTATTAGGGTCATTCTTATGTGCTGGAGAATATCCATAAGTAACAGTAATATCTGTATTATGAGTGCCTTGAACATTTAAACGATTATGTATAGCACCTAACCATTTAACATCAGGGGAATTCCTATAAAGACGGGGAAAGTTAAATCTATTGTTTCTATTCTTACCTTTAACCACTAGGTTTATAGCCATACACTTTGAGCCTGCTTTCTCTATCTCTTTTCTAATCCTATCAACACCACCTTCTTCTAAAGTCTCATCAGCATCAATAACTAATATCCAGTCTGAAGTACATTTGGAATTAGCATGGTTTCTAGCTTCTGCGAAGTTATCGTTCCAAGTATAGTCAGTAAATACCTTATCCGTATACTTTTTAGCAATCTCTATAGTTTTATCGGTAGAACCAGTATCACATATAACAATCTCGTCAACATCTTGGATAGATTTAAGAGCATCCTCAAGCATGACTTCTTCATTTTTTACTATCATGCAGACAGCTAGAGTCATAGTATTATTATATCATGGTCTCCTGAAACTAGGAAATGGGCTGATAATACCTTCTTCTTCTTCTTCGCTACCTAAAGTATAAAAGGTAGAGGGATTTATGGCATTATTTTTAGTAGCAATCCAATCAGCAGTTCTCGCTGTACTATGTATCTTTATAAATTCTACTAAACCATCAATTAAATAAGAGGAATTTTCTAAGTCATCAGCTTTACTACCAATAGCAAGGCTATCTGTTCCTGAGTTTATAGTACCTGTATGAGCAAACGTAATAGTTTCCGCTACACCATTTATATAGGCTTTTAAAGTAGTACCATCATAAGTACCAACAAGATAAAGCCATATTCCTGTACTCAGCCCTCCTACATCAAAATCCCCACCATACCAAGTACTACCATCTTTTATACGAAAAAATAACCTGTTAGTGTTGTGTAAAACAAGTTGATACTGTTGTGCTGAACCACCACCCGTACCATCTTTGGAAACCAATCTCGGATAAGTTCCAGGGTAACTCTCTATTTTAACTAATGCCTCTATTGTTATGTTTGTTGGGCTTAAAGAAGCAGAGTTATCAATATCTAGCCAATCTGTATTTGTACTTTCAAAGTCTAAAGCATACCCATTCTTTCCTGCCTGTTGGTATGCAGTTATATCCTCACTTGTAACATCATTACCATTTAAAGTCTCATCTAACGGATGTCCACTAGCAATTCTCATCAGTTGTACTAACTTAAAACTAGAATCCCAAACCCCAGACGGTGCTTCTTCTGTTGCTTCTAACCCACTCTTTCCATAATACATATAGATAACTGGGTCTGAATTATACAAAAGGGAGTCTATTTCAACCCAAGCTATAACCTCACCTGTAGAAGGAATGTATTTTTCTAAGACATGGTCTAACTTAGAACCACCAGAGGTTTCAAAACGAATATCCCAACCACTAGAATTTTCAACCTTACCACTATTTGCAGAATCCTTAAAATCAACATTGGTTGATTTTACTAAGAAGGCAAAATCACTAAAGTTACTAGAACCAATAACTTTATCGTGGTCTATAGTTATTGACCTTCTGTATTCATACCCATTATTAAAAGCCATATTATGAAGCCTCCATTAAAGTTTTTACACTAGCAATAGCAGTATCATTTATTGTTTTAACTGATGCTATAGCAAGATCGTTAATTGTTTTGACACCTAGTGGACCACTAATAGCAGATGAGACATCCCCTATAACTGTGTACCCATCATCATAATTGTCATCGTCACCATATGCTATAGCCACTTTGTCGGTACTTATTAAACAAACATCTACACTTTGCCTCGCATTTTCATAAATTGTACCAGAATAGAAATCTTCAAATGACCCAGCGGTTACAGTGGTTTCAGAAAAGGAACAAAGCATGGATGAACCCTGCTGTGAGTCTGAAAAATTTTTACAAGCTATTAAAAACCTTGAGGAATCTACTTTACAAACGGATAAGTTAGCAAAACCAATTCCAATCCCAGTAGCTAACTCAGTAGCTGAATGAAATGTTATATTAGTTCCACTGACAGTACCTATCTTTGCGTATAACTTTAAATTAGAATCTGTGTAACAAACCACAAACTTATCAGTATCTAGCTGTGTACATACTGGATTAGCGTAACTAAGTGTGGAACTTCCAAGTATTTCAGCAACCGTACCGAAACTTGCTGTGTTACTAGATACCGTAGCTGCTCTAGCTTTGAGTTTATCACTATCTACATCATCCATATAGCAAACCACAAACTTGTCCGTATCTAACTGACAAACATTGGTATATTTTATTGTTGATGTGGCAAAGGTCTGGGCATTAGTGCGTGAATCAATAGTTGTACCAGATACAGTTCCTATAGTTACCTTTCCATAGTTACTATTACCGTTGTCAACATATGCTATAACAAATTTATCAGTATCCAACTTAGCACACTTGGAGTAAAGTGTATTACCTGATTCATGTTCCACTGCAAGACCTAATGTTATCTCTCTAGTAGACACCGTTCCTACTCTAACAAACCCGTCTGCCCCAGAACCAGTATAAGCTAATAAAAACTTATTTGTGCCTATAGAACACACTCCAAGACCATTGTCACCCTCATGTGTTGCACCCCACACTTCAACTTGAGTCCCATAAGTTATAGTTGTACCAGATACAGTTCCTACCCTGCACTCAGTATCTGCGGCACTAGAACCAAAAAATACCACAAATTTATCAGTATCTATAGCGGCAATAGCATTTGTTTGTGTATTTAGGTTTGTGCTGTGTTCAAGGGCAGTACCATAAGATAAATCTACATCTGAATAAACAGGATAAACAGCCTTCTCCAAAAACTTTACTGGAATATACTTTGTTAAAGTTATCTCATCTCCATCTCTATCTATAACACCTTGTATAAATTCCATATTGCCAGTACTATCCCAAACCTTTGTTTTTCTAATACAGGTTCTTTCACCTATCCTAATATCTGATTCTAATACTGTATGACCTTCTGAGATGTCAAAATTTGTACCTATTGAGAAAACCACCTCTAAAAACTTGGCATTTTCTGGTATAACACCTAAACAATCTATTGTTTTTATAGAAATAGTCTTTCTCCATAAAGTTTTCAATGGGAGAATATTGATATTTAAACCAACACCTAAAATATCTTTATATGAAACACCTGTATCTTTGGCTAGTCTATTTTTACCATCAAAACCTGTACCACCATATACACATTCTCCTTTAGAAGGCTTTATTAAAAAATCTTTACCACCAACTCCAAAACCCATACTGACAGGTGTAAACTCAATATATTTATTATTATCCTGAAATTTGAAACCACCACTATCACCATCTTCTGGACAAATGGAAAGATAAGATAACCCAGAAGACTTAAATTGTCCCTCTTTAAGAGTTATGTCTTTATTTATACTTGTTTCCATATTATGTATGAGTAAAGTACATCATAGATGGATTGAAGAATATTACATCATCCGTCAATGCGTATCCTACTGGCTGAATTACATCATCTGTTCCACTAGGTTTTGTTTGAGTTAAAGTTCCAACGGTTGTACTAACATATATAATACTTGCTTTACCTGGACCAACAGTCCAATTCCACCCATCGTGTCTCATCACTCCGAATAATAACACATCTTTTGTACCTGTTGATGTTTCTAAAGCCAAAGCCACACATGGGCTTGTAGTAGAAGCATCTGCATCTGCTGTATCAAAGTGTCCATCAGCAGCCATAAATAGAGGTGCTCCAATTCCTTCTGCATTAGTGTCTACTGTAGCATCCTTCCATATAAGTCCACTGGAAGTTTCATTTGTTCCAGGCTCTATTTTAAGTTGAATATCATATCCATTAAGTACAATATCTTCACTTAAATTACCACCTTGAGTTCCAGCAGTTCCTTGAGGACCTGTTGGTCCTGTAGCACCTGTAGCACCTGTAGCTCCTGTTGGTCCTGTTGGTCCTGTAGCACCAGCTTCTGTAGGACCTGTAGCACCTGTTGGTCCTGTAGGACCTTTTTCAACTAATAAATCCCAATAATCAGTATCAACTCCTGGTTCTTCATTTGAAGTTATTTGAGTACATACATATCCCGAACCATTATGTTCAACACAATCATTAACTGCATATACTCCTGAACTCCACTCACCTTCCCAGGGATATTCAGTACCTGTTGCTCCTGTAGGTCCTGTTGCTCCTGTAGGTCCTGTTGCTCCTGTAGTTCCTGCTCCTGTAGGTCCTGTTGCTCCTGTGGCTCCAGCTTCTGTAGGACCTGTAGGACCAGTAGCACCT